TAGTTGAAACAAAAAATAAACAACCTCAAACAGTTGTTGCCGGTGCCACGAGGAACACCGGAAACTCTAAACCCTCGCAAGTACGTCTGACCCAGACTCAAGTTAAGATAGCTCGACAACTTGGTATAAGTCCGGAGCAGTATGCAAATCAATTATTAAAGGAGCAAGTATGACAGAGCAAGATAACACATCAAATGAAAATGAAGTGGAGGAAAGTTCTGTGAACTCCTCTGACCAAGAGCGTTCCCCTAGGGGATTAGATAGCCGAGAGGCTACCCAACGTTATCAGAATTGGGAAAACACAGCCAATTTACCTGACCCAGACCCACAAGAAGGGTGGGTTTTCAGATGGGTAAGAACTTCCTTAGTTGGAAATTCAGACAACCCTAATGTATCTAAAAGTTTTCGAGATGGTTGGTCACCTTGTCGTTTAGAAGACCACCCAGAACTACAGATACATATGCAAGACCATAATTCAGAATGGGCAGCAAAAGGTAATATAGAAGTTGGTGGATTGCTATTATGCAAAATGCCTGAAGAACGAGCAAAAGCACGTGAAAAGCATTTTTCAGATATGGCACAACAACAGGTTGAAACTGTTGATAACACTTACTTCAAAGACCAAGATAGTAGAATGGCAACTAAACAAGTTTACGAACGCAAATCAAAAACGACTTTTGGTAAAGACTCATAGAGTCTTTTAATTAATAATTTTTTTCTGCAACTATTTGCAGAGGAGTAAACAATTATGGCTTCAACAGCTTCACCTATGGGTGCAAGACCAATGGGGTCGTTAGTATCGTGTGCTTACAATGCGAAGATTACTCACTATAAAATTAACAATGGCTTTGCTACTGATATTTTTTATGGTGACTTTGTTAAGTGGGCAGACAACAACCCAAACACTACAATCCAAAAGGATACAGGAACTACTTCCTTGACTCCTATTGGTGTATTCTTAGGTTGTTCATATACTGACCCCTCAACCGGTCAAACTACTTTTAATCAATATTATCCTGCTAATACAGCAGCCGATGATATTATGGCATATGTTGCTTCTGACCCTTTTCTGATTATGCAAATGCAATCAGACGAGGCTTTAGACCAAGATGACTTAGGCAAGAACGTAGCAGTTATACAAACTGCAGGGTCTACTTCTATTGGCACAAGCAAAAATGCAGTAGACGGGAGTACAGCTAACACTACCAATACACTACCTTTAAAGATTATCGACTTTGTCGATGGTCCTGATAGTACAATTGGTGATGCAAAAACAGATGTACTTGTAATGTTTAACGTAGGACATCAGTTGCTTAATGCAACGGGTATCGGATAAGGAGAATAAATTATGGCTGCTATATCAAGAGCAAATGAGCTTAAACAGCTCCTACCGGGTCTTAACGCATTATTTGGCGAAGAGTACAACAACTACGAAAATGAGCACGAAGATATCTACGTGACTGAAAACTCTGAAAGAAGTTTCGAGGAAGAGTTAAAGTTATCAGGTTTCGGAGCTGCTCCTGTAAAAGATGAGGGTGCTGCTATCAGTTATGACACAGCTCAAGAATCTTTCGTAGCTCGTTACACTCACGAAACTATTGCAATGGGATATGCTATCACTGAAGAAGCAATGGAGGATAACCTCTATGTTTCGCTTTCAGCTAGATACACTAAAGCCTTAGCTAGAGCTATGGCTTACACCAAACAAGTAAAAAGTGTTGTTCCTTTGAACAATGGTTTTACTTCGTTTAATGGTGGTGATGGTGTAACTTTATTTAGTACAGCACACCCATTAGTTAATGGTGGTACAAATAGTAATAGACCTGCCACAGGTGCTGATTTGAACGAAGTATCTTTAGAAGATGCAATTATTCAAATCGGTGGATACACAGACGAAAGAGGTCTGAAAATCGCTGCCAGAGCAAGAAAGTTAATCATACCTTCTGCTCTTCAGTTTGTAGCAACTAGACTGCTACAAAGTGACTACCGAGTAGGAACAGCAGATAATGACATTAACGCTATTAAAACTAATGGCGTTATTCCAGAAGGTTTTTCAGTTAATCATTATTTAACTGACCCTAATGCCTTCTTCATTACTACTGACATTCCTGACGGAATGAAGCACTTTGTAAGAAGTCCAATGACTACAAGCATGGACGGGGATTTTGACACAGGAAACGTTAGATACAAGGCTAGAGAAAGATATTCCTTTGGAGTATCAGACCCTCTAGGTATCTTCGGCTCTCCGGGGTCAAGCTAAGAATTAAGGGAGGACTTCGGTCCTCCCTTTTTCTACATCTAGGATTAATTAACTTCTCTATCAACTGACCTAGCAGACAACCCAAGATGATAGAGTTTTTCCTTTAAGGAGGGAATAATGGGAACTACAACATTCTCAGGACCTGTTAAAGCAGGGACTATCAAAGACACAACCGGAACTACTGTAGGTACTGATGTCGCTAATACCGGCTCAGTTGTTATGGCACAATCTGCAGTTGTAGATATTATTGGTGCAAGTCACTTAAACCAAGTAATAGCTACTGTACCGGCTAATTCACAAATTATTGATGTCGTATTAAACGTTACTGTCGTTAATAACGATGGTGGTGCAGCTACTGTATCAGTTGGTACAGCAGCAGACGGAAATGCTTTTATTAATGCACAAAATGTAAAAGCACTTGCAACAACAAGAGGTACTTTAGATACTGAAGCTACTGATGTTGGAACATCTGACATTCAAGTTCTAGCCGACTTTACCGGAGCAAATGGTGATGCAACCACCGGAGCTGCTACGGCAACAGTCTTATATATCCAAAACAACAATTTAAGTTAAAGGTAAATTATGGCAGATGCAGTCACAAGCCAGACTATTATAGATGGCGACAGAAACTGTGTTATGAAATTTACCAATGTAAGTGATGGTACGGGCGAAAGTGCTGTAGCTAAAGTAGATGTTTCTGCTTTATCTGCTAACTCTGCAGGAACAGCTTGTTCCGGAGTTAGAATAGTACGAGTAAGCCATGCCATTGTTGGTATGTCTGTTCAATTATTTTTTAATGCTAACGCTAATGTTTTAATCATGGAGTTAGCTGAAAGTAGTAATGGACATATGGACTTTTCGGATTTTGGTGGTATTCCTAATAATGCAGGAACAGGAAAGAATGGTGACGTTCTTTTCACAACTAAGGGTGCTAGTAATGGGGATACCTATTCTGTTACTCTTGAAATGATAAAAACGTATTAAGGAGTTAATATGGCAAGTAAGAAAGCAATAATTTCTACAAGTGGTTTTCCCCCACAGTATTTTGTTTTACAAGCAAATGATGAAGGTATTTTTGAAGTTGTATTTGGACCTGACCCTGATTTAGTTGATGCTCAAAGAAAAGCAGATGAACTAAATGGTGTCAGAGCTAGAACAACAAAAGGTCACTATGTGGCTGATGACCCTTCAACACCTGATGTAAATGAAGCATATGTAGGTGGAAAAACACCAAAGAAAAAAACAACTAAGAAAAAACCCGTAGCTAAGAAAAAAGCTACTACAAAAAAGTGAGGTAATAATGCCGGGTACAATGAAAAAAGATAAAAAAGGCATGGCTTATGGTCATGGTGGTGGTCTTAAAAAAAATAAACATCAAACCTATATGGGTGGTGGTGTTATGAAAAAGAAAGCACCTATGTCTGCAATGTTCCGTGGTGGTAAAACAGGCAAATAATGTCAGGAGCTAAGAAGGACTCTCGTTTAAAAAGGGCAGGAGTATCAGGTTATAACAAACCAAAGCGTACTCCTAGCCACCCTAAGAAGTCTCATATTGTTGTTGCCAAAGAAGGTAGCAAAGTAAAAACCATTAGGTTTGGACAGAAAGGTGCTAAGACTGCAGGTAAACCTAAAGCAGGAGAGTCTGCAAGAATGAAAGCAAAACGAAAATCCTTCAAAGCTCGTCATGCAAAGAATATTAAAAAAGGTAAGATGTCAGCAGCTTATTGGGCAGATAAGGTGAAGTGGTGAGTAGAGCAAAAAAATCAAAATCAAAAGTCAATGAGGCAGGAAACTATACTAAACCTACTATGCGTAAAAATTTATTCAACAGAATTAAAGCAGGTGGTAAAGGTGGTAAGCCGGGTCAATGGTCTGCACGTAAAGCTCAGATGTTAGCTAAACAATATAAAGCAAAAGGTGGTGGATATAAATGAATAAAAAACTTAGAGAAGTACCTGATAGCAATTCAGGATTAAAAAAACTTCCTTCTGATGTAAGAAATAAAATGGGATTTATGAAAGCAGGTGGTAAGACACCTTCTCAAAAAGGAGTTAAAGCTCCAGAAGGATTTCATTTTATGAAACAAGAAGGTGGTGGATATAAATTAATGAAACATGAAGGAAAGTTTAAATCTCATAAGGGAGCTACATTAGTAGCAAAGTTTGATATTCAAGAAAAACATAAAGCTTAATGCCTTTAAAAAAATCACAAAGGTCTTTAAAAAATTGGACTAAACAAAAATGGAGAACAAAGTCTGGGAAGCCTTCAGGTAAAACCGGAGAGCGATATCTTCCAGAAAAAGCAATCAAAGCTTTATCTTCTTCAGAGTATGCAGCTACAACTAAAGCTAAAAGAAAAGGAACTAAAAAAGGCAAACAGTTTGTTAAACAACCAAAGAACATTGCAAAAAAAACAGCGAGGTACAGATGACAATAGCTAGAACTAATATGCGTGAACAGATTGACAAGTCTGGTAAAAAAAAACAAAAAATAGTAACCCAAGAAAAACGAGGAGACATAACAGTTATAAGAGTTAGATATGGCGACTAGTGGAACTTACGGATTTAATTTAGACATTACAGAACTTATGGAAGAGGCATTTGACCTCTGTGGTTTATCTATAATGTCAGGTGGAGACTACAACACAGCAAAACGTGCATTGGATTTAATTTTTTTGGAATGGCAAAACAAAGGACTTAATCTTTGGAAAGTAGAACAAGGCAGTATAACTTTGACTGCAGGTACTAATATATATGATGCAGATAGTACAGCATTAGAAATAGTTGATGCTGTAGTAAGGACTGATGCAGGAGATGTATCAGAACAATTTGACCAACGACTTACAAGAATAAGTAGAACTGAATACAATCATCAAGCTAAAAAACTTTTACAATCTAAGCCAACACAATACTATGTTGATAAAGGATTAACATTAAAGATAGGGATTTGGGCAACACCTGACTCACAACAAACTTATACTTTAATATATGATTACATAAAAAGAATTGAAGATGCAGGAGTTAATGCAAGTATAAATCCAGATGTTCCTGCTAGATACTTACCATGTTTAACTTATGCTTTGGCATACAACATAGCTTGTAAGAATGACCAATCACAAAGTCGCATACCTATGATAAAGCAAAGGTATGATGAATTATGGAAAGAAGTATCAGAAGCAGATAGAGAAAGAGCTGCTATAAGATTTGTACCTAATACTAATAGTTATTAAATATGGCATATGCAGCAGGTAAAAAAGCAATTGGTATCTGTGACAGATGTGGTTTCACTTATAAATTAAGAGATTTAAAATACGAAGTACAAGACCAAAAAAAAACAGGTAGTAGAATATGCCCGTCTTGTATAGACCCAGACCAACCTCAGTATAGAGTAGGAGAGGTTGATACTTCAGATAATATAGGTTTGTTTAATCCTAGACCTGACTCAGGCGAAAAGACTTCAACAACTTATTTTGGATTTAATCCATTAAATAGCACGGGTATGGTAATAAGAGGAGGTATAGGCTTTAGTAGAATTACAACAACTAATGCACCTAGTCCTTCTCCTAGTCCTAGTCCTAGTCCTAGTCCTAGTCCTTCACCAAGTCCGGCTAATGTAGCAGTTCAATTAACACAAAATTTATTAACAACAAGCTTAAATGCTGTTAGTACTTTAGCTGTAACAAACTATGTAGTTACAGTACAAGCTTATGGTGGAGGTAATCGTTATTATATTGACTCTGTAAGACAGCCTACATTAACTTTAGAAGAAGGTAAGACTTATAGATTTGACCAAGGTAATGCTAGTAATGGAACTCACCCATTAAGATTTTCTACAACTTCCGATGGAAATCATGGAGGAGGAAGTGAATATACAACAGGTGTGACAACAAATGGAACACCGGGTAATGCAGGAGCATATACTCAAATAACTGTAGCTGTTGGAGCACCTACTCTTTATTATTACTGTACCAATCATAGTGGTATGGGAGGACAAGCAAATACACCATGACATATAGTGAATTAAAATCTTTAATACAAAATTATTTAGAAAATAACGAAACTTCGTTTGTTTCTAATCTTCCTGATATTATTAAACAAGCTGAAGAAAGAATTGTTAAATCTGTAAAACTTCCAAACTTTAGAAAAAATGTTACAGGTCAATTAAGTGCAGGTAATGAATATTTATCAACACCTTCAGACTTTTTAGATAATTTTTCTTTAGCTGTTTTAGATGGGCAATCTCAAAACTTTTTATATTTTCGTGATGTTAATTATATAAGAGAAGCATATCCGGATAGAACAGTAGCAGGAGCACCACAACATTATGCTCTTTATGACAATGATAGTTTTATAGTTGCACCAACACCTAATCTAAGTTTAACAGTTGAGCTACATTATTTTTATAAACCTGCTTCTATTACAGCAGGAGCAGAAGGTGGAACAACATGGCTATCAGAAAATGCAACTAATGCTTTGTTGTATGGTTGTTTAATAGAAGGCTATGTTTATATGAAAGGAGCACAAGATATGTTAGCTGAGTATGAAAAAAGATATTTTCAAGCTATATCTAGATTAAAGAATTTAGGGGAAGCAGATAATACTATAGATACCTATGCCGAAGGTATGCTAAGACAGAAGAGGACATAATGTTTACAGTTGATATAGAAACAACTACAGGTACTGTTGGAGTACAGACAACAGAAAATAAAGGTTTAAGTCCTGAATATTGGACAGATAGAATTGTTGAAAGGTTAGTTTCAATAAGTGATACAGCAGACCCTATGGTTAAGGCACAAGCTGAAGCATTTAAAGACTCTATACAACAACTTATCCTGCACTATCTAAAACAAGCAGTAGCTAGTGATAGAAGTACAGTCGCAGGTTTATTAGAAAAACAAGGTCATAAAGATATGGCTGAAATTATAAGGAGGCTGTAATGGCAATTTCTCAAGCAATGTGTACTTCGTTTAAAGTTGAACTTATGACAGGTACGCACAATTTTACAAACAGTAGTGGTAATGCTTTTAAGTTAGCTTTGTACACAAGCTCGGCTACACTAGGTGCAGCTACAACTGCTTTCTCAGCAACTAATGAAGTTTCTGGTACAGGTTATTCTTCTGGTGGAGGAGCATTAACAAATGTAACACCAACCTCAAGTGGAACAACTGCAT